GTGCATCTATACTTTCACAGTATGCATTGGCAAACTCTGTATCAGCCCATTCTGTGAGATCTTTGGCAAGTTGAGGTTCCGATGAGGCAATAACTTTTGCATATCGCCTCATCGCTGCTCTAGAAGCCTTAGCATGTTCATTGTCGCCCCTTGGCTTCAGAACAAAGTACTTCATCAAAAGACCTTTCATGTTAGCTCCTAGAACTGAATATCGTCATCATCAATCTCCCCGGTATTGTCCGGGATTACTCGAAAAGCTCTTCTTCCTCTTCTGTGGCCTCGGCAGAATCACCGGCTTCTTCGTCTTCGGTCTCTGTGGCGGATTCCTCAGCTTCCTTTTCTTCGACTTTGACGAGCTCGGAGAGTGGGAAGAATGCCGTGACGATTGACTTCTTCTTGCCCTCGTACTCGTCGTCAACTACCGAGCCACCCATCTCGAGACCGACGAGCTTGTCCAGGTCAATCTTGATTGCCTTTGACGGTATGGCCTTGCCCGCCGCCTCGAGCAGGTTGCGTAGATTCCACAGGGAGTTTTTGGAAAGCGAGCAGGTGTGTGGGATGGACTTGTTAACGCCCTTCGGGTTGCCCTTTGTGGCCTTCAGCGTAAAGAGCAAGTACGGTTTGCCGGAGCTTTCGCCGACCTTTTGAACGACTTTAGCAACCTTGAGGCCATAGTCACCCTCAGGAATGTGGACAAACCCACCTCCCGATTCAACGCCTTCAAAGTTAACTGTTATTAGATTCGCCATTGTTCTCTTCTCCTTGTGGTGTTGATTCAAAAAGCTGTTGGGAAATTCGGTTGCGGACTGCGATATAAGAAGCATTCTTCAATCGCTTAGGAAAGAGGCTTGCACGGTCTTTCGCCTCCACGTGTTCGGCGATGCGGAAGTCTAGGAATCGTGCAGGTTTCATCCCACCGGATTTTTCGTCTTCAACATCTTCAACAGTCATTCTACCAACCCAGTCTACCGCGCTGGATAGGTAGCCTCTGATGCTTGGAGTTACTGCGGTAGAGATCTCGTCAGGACCCTCATTCTCGCCCTGTGACTTCTTCTCCTGAACCAGATAAACCACGTCCTTGGAGAAATTGCGAGTTTCGGCAATGCATTCGATGATTCTAGCACTGACCAATCCCCACTTGCGTTGGTTCATCTCGAAGTTTCTTCTACCTTTAACTTCCCGAAGAGCCAAAGCCTGAAGTCCAGTTACTGTGTCGGGAACTAGGATGTCTGTATCTTCAGGATGTTTGTTGATATGATCAACTACATCCAGGTAGTGAAGAATGCTCTTGATTCGGATGATCCTGAGGAACTCCTTGGGATGCTTTCTCAGGGTTACTGCACCAGAATCTCCGCAATCAAGGATCGTTACTTTCATGTTCTGTTTTGACGGGTTACCGGCAAAGGTGGTTTTGCCAACTCCATTGAACCCATAGATTGCCAGATGAATCGGGTTCTTCTTGGAGTACTCGGATGGGTCCGAGAATTCTAGTACAGGTTCAGCCATTGTTTCTCCCTCAATTTGAGTATATCTCACGCTCTGTTATTTGTCAAGGGTAAAGAACTGATGAATATTACTTGAGCTCTTCTGGCCTATTCGGTCGCTTTTCGTAATTCTTGATAACTACCAGATTCCTGTCAGTTTGCTGAAGCATATCGCACTGGCATAGAAGGTAGTAATCACAATCGAATTTGCAATCAGCAGTCCAGTTGCGCAATGGTCGTTTGGCGCTCTTAGCTCTTATAGCACGTTCAACCCACTGCTTAACGAACTCCTCACCCATTCTCATATTGACGCTATTGCGGACCCGCTCAAGACTCAGAGTTTTGGGGAGGCTCTCGAGCTTATTCTGGAGCCCCTTAATCTCATCCGGTGTCTTAGCCTCAATACCGGCTTCCTTCAGAGATCTCAAGTATCCCCTCTGGTCGGTATTGATCTGCCTAACTGACAGGTTGCCATCCTTGTTGATTTTTGGACGCGGGACAGGCTCAGTGCGGATATAATCCCACAGGATGCCGTCGATTTTAAGATCTACTTTCCCGAGCAACCAGGCATACGAGTGGACCTGTGGCTGTAGCATTCTTTCCTCAGGATCTGGGATCTTCTTCTTAAACTTGTGTTCAACAAGGATCCTGTTGCGAAGTTCATGACCTTTGATACATCGTGCAGTTGAGACTTTGGTAATCTCGTCAACTATGAGGTCGGCTTTCCATCGTACAGGAAAACCGGCTTTTGTCATAATTGAGAAGTCTTTTTCGACTGATACTATCTCCCAATTCTTATCCCAGTCGGCCCAATGCTCAGTGTAGTGTTCCATGAGCTCATGAAGACTATCCATGAAGTCCATGCCATAATCTTCCTTTTCCTCGTCAAAGAGCTTATCCCATCGTTCCTTTTTCAGCTCCTCGAACTTGGCTTCCCAACCTGGTCCTGGGCGGGTGTAATGGGCCTGAACCAGCTGGTGTCCAAGATCTCCCCTGAACAGGCCAATCTTTTTAGTTTTAGGCTGAATGCCTTCTTCATACCTGTACGAATACTGTTGCTCGCATCGAGCCAGTTTACGATCCGAGGAGAACGATACACCTTTGACTAACATTCGATTTCCTTTCCTTCCCAGCAATCTTCATAAGCAGTAACATCCATGAGAATTGGAATCCTAAAACTGAAGTTGAAATACTTCTCAGTCGGCAGATTCTCGAGGGTATACTTGATCCCAGCCCTTAACTGTGGTACATAATCTCTACGCACCTCAAAGATCTGCGAGTCATGAGCAGAACCTACCAGCATCGCCTTCGTTGGGTCTATTTTAAAGTCCCACTTAAGCTGATAAGAACTAATAAGATTATTGATAAAAAGGTTAAGATCAGAGCCAGCCGATTGAATCGGTGAGTTAACTCCCTGACGGATGGCTTCTTTTCGGAGCCACTCCTCAAGTCCAGAACCATACTTAGCACCAGGAAGGTGGCGGCGGCGACCAAAAACGGAATCAATATAACCGTTTTGCGCAACGAAGTGTTCAACACGATTATGCCAGAGAACCAGGCCAGCGTATTTATCAAAAAATGCTTCACGGTATAACTCTCCTTCATGCTTCGTGAGGTCTAAGCCAAACTTTTCTTTAGCATATGCTACGAACTTCTTAGCCCACATGCCGTAGACAAATCCGAAGTTTACAGCCTTGGCCTTCTTCCTAGTCTCCTTGTCGATTTCGCCATGAGTCAGAGTCATGGCTGTGGACGTGTGGATGTCCTCACCAGAGTTAAATACTCGCATCATCGTCGGTTCTTGGGCAACGTGAGCCACAAGGCGTAGCTCAACTTGAGAAAGATCGGCAGCAACGATGCACCAATCGGGATTGCGAGCGGTAATGAGGTTACGGATAAAATGATCACGAGGGCACTGGTGAAGTGTAGCGCCAAGGTTCTTTTCTCTTCGGTTATTGCGTACCATCGTGGAGTTGAGACGGCCCGTATCCGTCGCTGTAAACCCGTAGTTTGCATGTAACACCGGACCTTTCCTCGTCCATGGAATTAGGTAGGTTGACAGGTATTTCTTCCACTTTCTCCATTCCAGGATTGCGTCAATTACGGCGTGTTGTCCCATCAGCCGAATTAGGGCTGCCTCAGCAGAACTGTTACTGCCTTTCTTGGTCTTGACCGGGCATCGAAGTCCGATATGCTCATAAAGCAGCCAGTTCATCTGCTTTGGAGATCCCGGATTGATATGCCTACCATCAGCGAATGAGTCAATCTGTAAATTGAATTCCTTGATCTTATCATTGCAGATGTCAATTCTTTCGATAGCTTTCTCCATATCAATATGGAAGCCATCATAGATAACCTTGGTGAATGTCTCAACAGCTGGAATGAGGATGTACTTAGCAACTCTGGCAACCTTCGGATGTGTCTTGAGAAATGGGAGGTGACGCTCTCGATAAAGTCGTAGGTCATACAGGACATCCCGAGAGTTGTATTTCTTCATCTTTTCCCAGTCAGTGACAACCCTAAACTCATCTACATCATCCCAGTACGGGATGTTGAGGTATGCCACAGCCTCGTCTTTAAGACCATTTTCATCATTCTCGTCGATGAGGTATGCACCAACTTTGGTGTCAAAATAGAGCTTCGGTTGAACTCCGAAGATCCTCAGTATCCATGTTCCCTCGAATGTTCCGCGCCTGCAGATTATCCTGTACTTCTGGAAGAATTTCTCATACAGGTCAAATTGACCTTTACGGATTCTAACCCAGTAGATCGTATTTGGATCTTGAGACAGAGCCATGCAATGGATCTTCGCATCAGGCCTGAAAGGATCAAGCCCGTTGGTCTCAATATCTACTTCTACTGGAAGTGATTCGTCAAAGGTCCCCTCAGGAGGGAACATGGAGTAGAGTTTGCTCATCTGTATGCCTCTTCCAGGATCTTTACAAGATGCCTTGTCTGATGAAATGCATCGTCCAAAGCATTATGTCTGGTACCGATAAATTCTGGTGCTTCGACCTTCTTGAAAATGTTCTTCATGGTCCGATAGCACCGGCTATTCCAGTGATTCCATGGCTGCTTGATTCCTACTGCTTTATAAGCCACAGACAGAACAGGGTTGTCAAAATCTGCACCATTCCCCCAGATCTTGCCATTCTCCGGGAAGAATTTCTTGAAAGCCGCCAAAGCATCATCAATCCCTCGACAAGGTCGAGAAGCTTCTTCAAAAACTACTCTTGCTTCCTGTGACTGAGTCTGCCACCACTCCACCGTGTCCCTATCTTCTTTGAGACCACAGCGTCTGTTGGATTCACGACTGATTGGCCCAGAATAGAACCTCATCCATTCATCCTGTTCGAGTAATATGTTGAAGCCTATAGCCCCAATGGAGATTATGGAACATCCCGGCGTAGTTCCTAAGGTCTCAATATCTACCATCACATCAGTGTAAAGCATCATTTTACCCCAGACATATGATTTAACACCCTCTTACCTTCAGACCAACAATTCTTACAGACGTCCGGTGCGATACCAGTTCCGCGACCGAAGTCGTAAGAACCCCCGTTAATGAATTTACCACCCGAGATTTTTGGGCGATCGGTACAAAGAACCTTGGCATTACAGCTCATACAGGTATAATACGGCTCACTGATGATCCGAGCAATACCGGCCGATAGAGCTAGTTTCTCACATGCATGGCAGCAACCACCGGCATACCCAGTGACATAGAGAGTTGCACCTTTCAGACTAATTCCATGCTTAGCTGCAAAGCAAATCGCATTGGCTTCTGCATGAATAGTCCTAAGGCAGTGCCCATCTTTCATAAGGCAGCCTTCCTCGTCACAGTGTGGACTTCCCGACAGAGAGCCGTTATACCCTGTGGACAAGATGCGCCCTTCAAGCTCAATGACGCATCCTACACGAGCTCTAGGACAAGTGCCTCTCTGTCCTAAGAGCTTTGAAATAGACAGCATGAGTTCGTGTTTGCTGATTCTCGGCATTAAAGCCCCAAATCTGCAATGGTTCTTATGGCCATTGCGGCTACTTGGATTAACTCTTTCCTCATGTGTTCAATTCGTGCGAGTTGTTCACCGAGTTTAAGCTTATTGGGATTCACTTTAACTTCTTCCCAATATTCCTCAAACTCTTCTTTGATAACTGCATAGGCCTCATGATGAGAATTCATGGGTGGGTGAAGTTTCATTGCACTGCGGACTTCACGATCAACTGATTGAATTGCTTCCTCAAGTGCGTCCATTTTACTCCTTCGGGAATATCTTTCGATAGTCATTCACAAAAAGATGTAGGCTTGTTATGTGCATGGTAAAGCTACCGGGTACCACTCTAGCCCACCTGGCGTCTAGCCTTTGTAGTTCTTGAAGTACCCACTGTTGAAGACGCACTGTCAGGTAGATGTCATTCCTGAAGTGACGCACAAAATCACAGCTGCGTATATAATACACAATGTGGAACTGATCATCCCTCATTATGAATTGATACCCAAGTGTGCATGGTTTACGCTCGTCCATAGGGGCGCCCAAGTCTTCCGGATACCACACTGGCAAGTATGCTTGCCGAGTGAACGGGTCAACTTTGAGCATCTGGATCAGGTCATCAAGATTACCATACCTAAACCGAATACCGAATGTGGATGGAGGCCAATATCTCTCAGGATAGGTATGGCTGAAGATGCCGTGCTTCTTGAATTCCTCGTTACCTTTTGGTGCGTGTGGCCACCATTCCTCACTTGGAGGAGGATTAAACGGGATTCTGCTAACCCTTTCAGCAAAATGATCGTCAGCCCATGGTAGGTCGGGTTTAATCTGAGCAGCCAGTTCTTCTTTGGAGATGTGCGAGTTCAGTACGCTGAGACTGAAGTTCAATAACTCATGTGTGGCTAGTTCAGGACGCTTGGATGAATCTATGCCTTGCCAGAAACCGGCCCTTACTACACGGGCCGTTTTCAGTCTCTCAGCTGCCAAAGCAATTGGTGTGTCGAATCTCGAATAGACTCCCACCTAGTCACATCCCATTTCTTCCAGGAAGTCCTCAATGCCTTCTGGATCTACGTCCATAGTTGTTGTGGCTGGCAATTCTCCAAAGAATTTACCCGGTGCAATGGAGAGTTTGTCAACGTCAATGCTATTGGGAATAAACCCATGTTCGTCGAGGGCCATCATCCTCTTACGTCCCCTCTTCAGTGGTCCGAACTTGATGTCGTCGTAATCCACATCAATGAGGCGCTTGAGCGTTTTCTCGAGCCTGTGACCCTGAAGCGGCATATCAAACCTCTTCAAGTAATACACCTGGCTGATGCCAGAGATAAAGCAGTTTGAGATAACCCAGGTGCCCTTTACCTTGGGAACTCCCATCTTCTTAGCTACCACGTTAATAAGAGACAGGTCAAGAAACCCAACTTTATCAACATGACAAGCACGTGAGGTAAGAATAACTTCGGGAATCGGGCAGATTCGGATCTGTAGAGATGCCAAACATCCACCATAGTTATGGCCTGTATTAAGATTGACAGAATAAGAAGCGACGAAAGGACGGCTGGGATAACGCTGTAGTTTCGCCATAGCTTCGTCAATCCAACTTGAAAAATCACTGCGTAGATACCTCCGTAGGAATCTGGTCCACCTGGACTTGGTATAGCTTGCCATACCCAGGTTCATGTTGTCGTTGTCGAGTGCATCTTCGACCCTTACAGTAATTAGGTCTTTGTACCCGATGCAAACTCCCCATTTCAATATTGGGAGTTCTTTGTTGTAGGCCAGTTCGTCGGTTAGGCCTCTATAGGCTGTTAGCAGTGTTGGGAACTTCCTCTCGATCAATTGGTTCTCCTCATCCAAAAAGATAGTCGTCAATCGTTGCAAACTGCTTAACTTTCGGGTGAAAGTGGAAAACATTCTCGAGAGGACCAATGATGATCAGCTCTTTCCCACATCCTAGGGCATACCCGGATTCAAAGTGCCTTCCGCCACGAAGGGTTGGCACAGTTGGATCTTCTGAGAATAAGATAACGGTATCTGCCATATCTATATCCTCAAGATCCATGATTGCGCATTGCTGGTTCTCTTCAAAGGTCCTGTCAGGTAACTTACCAGTTCCAGTACTGTTGAGCCAGCTTGAGGTTATCTCTAATCCATGTTCTGCCAGATCAGGGACTAGAGCAGCTAATTCTTCACGTCGGGAATAACGGGCTGCGAGGTAAACTTTCAATCTTCTACTCCTTTGGCGAGGCTGATTACAGCCGATAGATTTGGTGGTTCGAAGTCAGGGCCTTTGGGCGTTTTGACCTGATACTTCTGAGTTGGGTCAACTACACGGTTTGGATCAGGGGCGGTCTTGCTCATATTGCTCCGCTGGACTTCAGCAAAGGCATGACCAAATGGAAGTCCCAGAGTTAATAGGGTTCCGAGAATCACATAGATGGAATCTACTGCACCGTCCAGGACTTCCTCCAGAAGAGTATCTTCGGTCTCTGGAGTAGCTCTTTTGAGTCGGTTAAGAGCAACTATAAGCTCCTCGTTAACTTCCTCGTTAATCAACCTAATGCGCAGGTTGATAATTCCTTCATGGACATTGCCTGTTGGTTTTTCATTCACCAGGTGCCCATACTTGTTATGGAAGGCCAGCAAAGCTTTTTCGAGTATATCACCGGCTTCCATCTGACATTGGTAATCAGACAAATGTTCGTAAGAACGTGTTTTCATTGATTCTCCCTGATGAATTTTACCACCCTATCAAAAGACCTTTTTTCGTCCCACTTGTATACGTATGTGCGGGACGTCGAGAATGCAGAGTCTTCCACGCATGCTTCGTATTCTTTCCTCAGCTGCTCGATGCTTTCAATCACCCGTGGATTCTCATCTTTTTTGAAGTTGAGTTTCTCCGGGAGGCAGAAAATAACTATGCTGCCGGTGGTCATAATCTCAAGTAAAGTATTGAGATATTCCAATCTGGAGAAGGAGGATTTGCCTCTGAGAACTTTGCCATACACCATCTCGGAGAACAAGAACCTGTCAACTGCAATGGTATGGTTCTGACCGTATAGGTGGAGATAGCGACGGGTTTCATACTTCATCCGGTCAGGATCGCCCTTCGAAGTAATGCGGGGTGACGGAAGGACTTTATCAACTATACCGGAATTTTTTAGGGCCCCACAGAGTGTTGACTTACCCGCTCCGTCAGGACCTTCTATGATGATCATTCTTGATCTCCTCAACTAGGGTTTTGATTTCTTCAGCCGCATCCTTATTTTCCTGTAGAAGATTGTATATTCTGACATCTACAGTTCCTTTGGATTGCAGGAAATAATAGAAGCATGGTTTCGTTTGACCTAACCTATGTATACGGTCGATCGCTTGTTGGAAGTTTATCAGTGAGTAGTCGGTGGAATAGAAGATCATGTAGTTAGCTGCTTGGAAGTTATTTGAACCGGAACCCGACTGGGTTTGGCAAACCATTGCTCCGCCTTCACGGTTGAACTTCTCAAGTACCGAGGCCACCACCCTACCCTTAACCCTGTGGATATTCTTCCATTCCAGGTCTTTAAGAACTTTCTGAATCTCAGCAATCTCCCACAGGAACCGAGCGAAAATTACTACCCTCTCAACTCCAGATTCCTGCATAGATTCAAGTAAACCTTTTAAGGCATCTAGCTTCGACCTATGTACAAAGAGATCTTCCTTTCTTTCATTTTTAATATGGCCGCCAGCAATTTGGGAAAGCTTCATCATCTTCGTTAGGGCGATAGAAGCTATCACATTCTGGTTCTCAACATATGCAACGAACTCCTTCTCCATCTGGTTGTAGACTTGCTTGGCTGCCGGAGGGAGAGTAACTTTCCATGGGATGAAATTCTTTTCAGGAAGTCCAGTCTTCTTAATCCTAATTACATATGGGGCGATGATGCTTGCCAACTTCTTAACATTGCGAGTTTTCAGAAGCTGGAAGTTACCAAAACCGCCCCATACGCCATACCTGTGTTTATGATCATCAAATTCTTCATCAAGAACATCCCTCTTGATAAACCTAAACTGACTCCACAAATCCATCACTTTCTTATTGCCAGTTGGCGTCCCAGTAAGATCTATGGTATAGTCCGCAATAGGTCCCAATTGATGTATAGCCTTCGACCTTCTGGCAGTCGGTCGCTTGATCTTATGGCCTTCATCAATTGCTACGATCGATGGGCACCACCTAATAACACTCTCAAGTATTGTCTTATCAATGAAGTATTTCTTACGAGGTGATCTCCCCTTGGAGGATGCCCTCTTAATCGCCAGTTCCGTCGGTTTTTTCTTTTTCCGACGGGGGCAGATGTAGTCGTAGTTGATAAGGATAACATCGCTACTCCAGTCTGGTTTGTATCCCTTCATATAAAGGGAGTATCTCAAGAATGGGCAGTTCTCTGTAATCTCGGCGATCCAGACGTCTATTGCCTCGATTGGCGCAATTACAACAGCACGAGAAGTCTTTTTGTGATATACCAGATTGCCGATGAAGTCAACTACAATCTTAGTCTTACCAACGCCCATGTCGCCGACAATCAGCACATGCTTGTGGCGATAGATATCTTTCATGGCCCTGAGTTGCTCAGGCCTGGGCGTTTTGAGATACGGGTAAGAGATGTTATTGCTCCATCAGTGATTCGAGGCTTTGTTGGTCATGCATGGCCTTGGCCGATTTAAGACCAATAAGGAAAGCAGCTCTTGCAATAGCGGTAAGTTGAATGATTGCAGCGGGACCCGCAATCGCTGTTATGATCATCAAAGCCGGATCACTGGCGCTTACGTTGTAAGTCATTTCATCCAACGCGCAGAGGTGATGCGGTTCTGAACTCTCGTTCCGTTTTGAGAGTTCATCGCATAGCTCACAGAAGTCGCATTTTCCTCCCTTTTCACCATCGGCATGTGCAGCTTTTTGGTGAGCAGATAATTCGGAGATTGCAGACTCAATCATTACTTCACTCGGAAATTTCATCATTCTCCCCCAGGTCGTATCGGAATCCAAGCAATATTGGATGCCGCGGCTTATTCTTAACACCCACAGGAAAATACTTGTAGGTGACCGTTTTGTGCAAGAACTTCTCAGGATTACTCAAGAACGTAATCCACATCTCGTGTCGTTGTTCCATGGTGACACCTTGAAATGTTCCTATATCGAACTCGATGCCAGTTTTCTTATCTCTGACATAGAATCCTCCGAGGTGCCCGTTTGGAATCTTGTTCTCTTTGTGAGAACTACGTTTACTGCGTCCTACCTCGTTAATAACTGCAACATTAAGGTTGGTCTCTTGCTCATAGGCCCCGAGAATCTCAGCCTCGGAATCCATGAACCGTTTTACCTTAATCAAAATCTCTTCGTGAAGGGTAGATCTTCCTTGCTTGTAACGCCCGTGGGGATTCCTGAGCATAATGCCTTCCCAGCCACAGGTGACCATTTTCTCTTCGAAGTCCAGGACCTCTTGTGGGTTATACAAAAACCTCTGAGGAACCATATGCAAACGAGAATACCTGGGGGTGATGGGTAATAGTCTATTCCTGAGTAAAGATATACGAACGTCGAAGGGTATAGATCCTGACTCGTCTACCAGGTCAAATATTAGGTACTTGAAGTTAGGTTTCCCATCCTGTGACATAACCCCGCTTTGTGTGGTATTGAAGCAACTTGGAGAAAATGGTGACCCAACTACAAGTTCTCCATCAAGGTGGCTAAGCTCTTCATGCTCCAGATATCCACGGACGAAATGATTGGGGATGAGCTTATTCTTTCGGCTCAATACTCCATTCGTTGTGTGGCATCTAATCCCATCAATCTTAGGAGAGCCGATCACCGGGTATTCAAGAGACTCGATCTGCCGAAGAGCTATGACCGGATCACTAGGGTCAACTTTGGCAGCGAGTAGAACGCTCTTTATCATAGTTATATTCTATGCCAGTGATGTCCTATTTGTCAAGGGCAAAGATTTGCTTAGTTTCCCTAAAGGCTTTATTATCATAGCACAAACTGCAGGGACCCTTGACAAATGTTTCTTCTCATATTAATATGATAAGTGACTAATATGAGATCCATTGATGCTTCAGAATTCCTATCTCTGATATGGCCGCAAAAACTCCTTCGGAATGAGACTCTTGAGTTAAGAGCTATTAAGAGGAGCGACAAGACCATTAGCAGAAGATTCCTCAAGTCACCTGGAGAATTCCTTCAAGTGGCTTCGGCTTTTGGTACAGGTTGGGATATCTACTATGGCATTGCCACAAGGCATGAGAAAGGCGGGAAGAAGGAAGACTGTTCCCGCGTTTGTTGCGTTTGGGCAGATTTAGACCATGTGGATAAGCTTCCTGACTTCAAGAAAGTTCAACCCGACATCGTTGTTAACTCCGGGGGCGGCTATCATATATATTGGCTGCTGGAAACTCCGATATATGTGAGAACAGGTCGATGGAAAGAAATCGAATCTATCAATCGTGGACTCCTCAAGAAGTTTGGCGGAGATCCTATGACACCGGATATTAGCCGCATTCTCAGGGTTCCCGGATTCTTCAATTACAAATATACTCCTGCAAGAAAGGTAACTGCAAATGCCGTATAAGCTTGAAGACTTTAAACGCCTTGGCATCTATGAGGAGAAATCGGATTATAAGGAATGCAATCTTGAGGGTGGAGTTATTATCGCTCGTCCCAAGGTTTCCGAGAAGATTAGAGAACTCCTCAATTCATCTGGTGGAAGGTCACATGGTGGCGATGGTAGCCGGCAAGATTCTGCAGTTATAACATCTTTGCTTTCAGCAGGACTTTCACCCGCAGATGCATATGCAACTTTTGAAGCATCTCCGAGAGGTCAGGATGCTCAAGCGAGAAAGAATGGGCATTTTGCTGATTACATGAGGAGAACTATTGAGAGGGCGGCAGCCTTCCTTGAGAATTCTGAAAAGATATCAGTTAACTTTGCTGTTAAGAAGCCTGTTCACAATGGAACAGGCTTGGTAGTTTCTATGGGCCACGAGATTGAGACTGAGAAAACTCACTGGATCTGGCCTGGATACATACCGGCAGGAAAGCTTACTATCATTGCTGGAGATCCCGGAATGGGAAAATCTACAATGGTTGGTGATATCATCTCCAGAATCAGTCGCGGTACATTCTTACCATCTGGTCAAAGAAGCATTACAGGAACATCTCTTATTGCATCGGCCGAAGATTCCCCGGAAGATACAATCATCCCAAGACTGATTGCTTGTGGTGCTAACCTCAAGAGGGTTGGAATCATAAGAGAAGTACGACAAGAAACTAAGGATGATGAGTCCAAGTATTTGACCTTTCCTCGAGATTTGGAACTACTCAAGAATACGATTGTTTCCACAGGTGCTCGGCTTCTCATTATTGATCCTCTTACTGCCTTCATTGAGAAAGGCAGTGACAGTTACAAAGATCAGGATATGAGAAGGATATTGCATCCGGTTGAATCAATTGCTCAAGAGACTGGCTGTTCTGTTGTCATCGTCGCTCACCTCAATAAAAAAGAAGACGCCAGTACCTTGTATCGAGTCGGCGGCACTATCGGTTTTATCGCTGCGGCAAGATCAGTTCTTGGCGTTACAAGGATGGATGATGACCAGAAGGTTTTGTATTCACTTAAAGTAAATCTAGCTCGTAAGCCTATGTCTATGGCATACGAGATTAAAGAAGTTAGAAAGAGAAAGACCGAGCAAAACAGCTGGCTCGGTGAAGATGTCATTCAGTCAAGTGCTATACGATGGCTTGGCGAAGTTGACTTCGATCCTATGGCTAAGGCGAATGTTGCCACACCAGATTCTGTAGCTCTCGAAGAAGCCAGCATATTCCTGAGAGAAGTTTTAAGAGATGGACAACTGGAAGTTGATGAAGTCTATTCTCAGGCAAAGCACGCCGGCATCTCTAAGAATTATGTGAACAAGGCGAAGTCAGTTATGGGCTGTGCTTCTCAAAGGAGATTGGGTAAGTGGTACTGGCAGCTTCCTGAGTCGGAACAGGCCTAAGATTGCCGAGAGGCATAAAGGCAAATTTGACTGTCAAAACGAGTCAAAAACAGGTACTTAAAGGGCCATAATTGGTCCTACGCGGCCTGTTTTTGACTGTCCTGGCGGGTACGTATGGTTACCGACTTTTTAATTCTTTTAAGGGCCCTCTGGTAAATCTCCCATGCCCGCTGACGACTAATCCCAAGCTTATCACCAATCTCCTGAAAAGTCATGGGAGGATCCTGTCTACGCCAGGCCAGAATGTCGAGATAGCGCGGAATTGTGTGGATATTTCTTCTCATATAAATATTCTATAACAGAAATTAATCCATGTCAAGTGTCAGAGGTCAGAAAAGACCATATCTATCTTCTCTAGCCTCTTGAACTTGACGAACTTGTAATACTTGATGTCGGTCGGGGACCGCCTCTTAACCAGCTTAAGCTCGTAGTCTTTTTGTTTAGCCGGTCCCATCTCCACATATAGAGGCTTGAACCCGTATCCCACAATCTTGTGGACAAGGGATAATGATGAGATGACAACCATCTCATCATACTTCCCAGCTCGGTACATCTTAACGATCTGTGGCAAGCTGGGTTCTAGCTTGTCGAATATGTCAATCTCGACGTCTTCTCCATAGAGCCTCTTAAGCTCCTTGACCTGCGAGGTTAGAGGGTGGTACTTAGAGACCCATAGGATCTTCATGACTTAATTCTCCTACCAACTGGACGGTCTGGCTGCTCAATTTCTGTGGGAGTTATGGGATCCAGTATAGTCATAAGAATCCCATCGTAGATACCTACATTCCAGATGTTTTGACCCCGTATCGTTGTGGCAATTCTATAGACGTTTTCACCTATGGTAATAGTATGAGATCTCAGGTTCAAAACTATCTGAAGGTTGGCTGGAATATTAACTCCAGTTCTCAGCTGTTCTTGTTGTTCAGCAAGCTGAGATCTTCTTTCTTGTTCTAGTCTTTCTCGCTCCTGAATTGCTTCCATTGCTATTCTAAGTTGCTCAGTTTCTTCAGCTCTTATCCTGGAAAGTTCTTCATCGCTGGTTGGGCGTCGTTCTAGACCGGACATCCATGGAGTAGCATTTACATACTCGTATCTTATAGGAACTCTAAATCCATCCGGTGGGTTTGGAGGGGGAGCAATCCGGCCAATGGAAGGTTGGTTTTCAGCTAACCTTCTACGATCTCGCTCGGTAATAAGTTCACCATAAGCTCCAAAAGAACTGGGTCTTCTGCCACGAGTCTCGGCACTCCTTTGAATCATAGCGATGGTATTATCAAGGTGTTCTTGTTCCATGTCCCGTATTCTAATGTATCTACCATCTCTCATTCTCCAGTATCCGAACTGTCTACGTCTGGAGTTTGTATTTTCGAAGACCTCTGCAGCCGAAGGAGATGGATTCATGCTGATCGTTGGAGAAAGTTGAGCCGGTGGATCGTCCTCCTGTTCCACTTCTACCTCATGGAACAACTCGGTATCTATGGGACGTTCCTCCCGTTGGAGAGGAGCTCTATCACGTCTCCTCTCCCATCTCTCAGCTTGTCTTTGTGTATGTCTGTCCCTAGGAGGTGGCATTAGACTCCTTTAATACGGCGGGCCGGTGTGACAATGACCGACTCGTTGAGTTTAATTTCTGCAGCTTCAAGCTCATGACGAACCCGCATACGAAGTCCTTCCATCGTGCGTAAAGACTCAGCATCAATACCCATGGTAAGAGACTTCAGCTGGTTGACAAGTCCGCCCAGCTCCTCATCATTTGTGATATTCCTGAGCTCGAAGGTCCCTAGAAATTCCTGGAGCTTGGTCACAGTACTTGTGGAAAGCCTTTTCGGACCACCATATGGATCTGACTCGAGGGACTTACGTAGATGACTGACAAGCTGGAAGCAGGTTTCACGAAGGATCATGCGGGCTTCTTCGTATACTTCCTGCATACGGGCCTGAAGCTTTTTCTTTTCCTCGGTGAAAGTTGCTTTGGAGATTTGCTCCAGGTCTGGTGGGACTTCAAGTTTTAGAGTCTGCCAGGACATCGAGAACTGTGCCACAATGTCACCGACTTCGTAGTCCTTCGCGTTGTACAGCTTGCGAAGCTTCTCGGGAAACTCCAGCTTGATGCTCTCGAAATCTCGAGCGAAGAGGCATACCAGCTCATATCTCATATCAGAATACTTCTCGAGCTGATCATATACCTGTGTCACTATTCGCTGTGGGATGAGATGCAAACCAGTCTCATAGGGAAAGCATACGCTGCGCACATAGCGGCGTATTTCACTGTCGAGTCTCTTGATCTTGTCAAATGAGGCAGCTTTGAAAATGACCTTACGGACCTTAACTAAATCTTTATCGGCATCGACGTCAATCTCTTCGCTAGAGACGCCACGTTTATCACCCATCCGAGATATTCCTATTTGAAGGAATATTGGCTGTTCGTCAATCCTTACTGTTTTCATGCTGATGTCCTTTCAGGTTATGGTGGGACTGCTAAGTCTATGATAAACAAAGCAGTCCACATTGTCAAGGGTTCTGGTTTACTCGGTTTCCCGTATCTCAACTTCATTGAGGTACGGCTTGTATGCCGATCCAAGCTTCAGACCGAGTGCAGCTTCCAGAGGAGCAGTAGCTTCCTGGCAGCTAGTTCCCACAAATCCTGTGGCGTCGAGAGTGCCACCCTTCTGGATAGTGATGGTCCCACCGGCCGGGTGATGAACAACCAGTTCACCATTTGGCTGACGCTCGTGATACCAGCCGAGGCTCTCGCAGGTAGACTCGATCACCTTGTTGGAGTATTCCTCCTGAAAGCGTTCGAGGATCGACTGATTGCCCCAAGCGCCATTGTAGTTATCGTAGAAGATTTTTCCATCCCCGTCGATAACCACAGGATAGTTCCAGCCAGGAAACTTGATTGCCAAGCCGGAATGAGAGCTGCTATAGAGACGGTGAGAACCTTCCCCAATAACCGAAGCACCCATAGCCTCGGCAGCTTTGACGGCTACTTCCTTGTCCTTGAACTTTACATCAATTGTTACTGTGTGCGACATATTTGGTTCTCCTCCAACCATTTTACTTCATCGTGAATTACTTCGTTGCGGTTTTTGCCATGGGCGATGATTTGATTCGTCGATAGCAGTTTGGCTTCCCATTCTCCTGTTTGGTGATTGAACTCCACTTCAGAAGCTCGATCAACATGTAGCCCCCCCAAAGCCAAGAAAAGAGGACTAAACCTATCATCATATACACAGGAGATCCTCCCCTTGTCAATGAAGATTTTAGTTGCCACGTACCTTCCTCCCGGATGCAGTTTCCTGTGCATCGTTGGCGCGGCGGAGATTCGTGCTGGCCCATTCCCGGAGCTGCTGGATCTGGGTGGTCTTGGCAATAGGCTTAATTTCATTGAAGCAGCGTTCGATCATGCGCAGCTCAAGCTTCCTGCCAGTGCGTCGTGCAGCCGATTTAATAAGCTGCTCAATCTCGGCAGGCGTGAAATCGTCGCACATCTCAGCGATAGTGTCGGCCCAGTTGAGGTCACAGCTCAGGATAGTGAGGTGTACCTTGGCGACTTCTTCACGTTCCTTTCGAGACGGAAGATCGAGGAAGAACTTCTCATCGAAACGCCCAGCTCGCAGCATCTCTGTGGGAAGCTTGAGATGATCGTTGCAGGTGGCCACAGTTAGTACAGAGGTCGTGTGCTCCTGCATCCAGGTGAGCAGTGTACCCACCATAGATAAAGTAGTTCCGCCATCCGTATGCGAGGACGAACTGTGGCCACCAACTGCTTTCTCCACCTCGTCTAGCCATAAGACGCATGGAGAAATTGCATCTGCGGTTGCAAGAGCCTTCCGCATATTAGCTTCGCTTTGCCCCACCAGCGAGCCCTTGGCCGCCGAGATATCAAACCTGACGAGAGGCCTACCGAGCAGTGCGGCGATGACTCTAGCCGAAAGACTCTTGCCGGTACCTGGAACGCCGATCAAAGCAATCCCTCGGACCTGCAGCTGAATGTCATCCTTGGAGGTTAAGACCTCCTCCATGATGTACCGCTTGAGTTCTCCCAAGCCAGCAAGGAGACTAGGATCTTTGGGCTTCTCGACGCTCATGTATTCAGACTTCACGAGCTTCATTTTCTCGGCTTCCACAATGAGTCGCGAGAAGTCCTTACGAGAACTGAGTGCGAAGACGTTCTCAGCTTGCTCGATGATCAAACCTCTAGAAGCTTCAAGCAGACTTCTACGATGGCTAGGCGTGATTGTGCGCCCCTCGGTAGACTTGAGTATTGCATCGAGAGGAACTTCAAGTTCTTCCGAGGTTGGCAGGTCGGTTTGGATCACCGGAATCACATGCTTGAGTTCTTCAGGCATCTTCCAGACTGGAGCAACGAGGACTATCATGGTACCCTTCGCCTTGCACGCATCCAGGACCTGTAGCAAAGGTCTATATGATGTGGGCGCGTGTACCATATATTGGAAGTCATAGACCATCAGGATGGATTCTTCCTGCTTGGTCATGAACTGAAAAGCCTTCGGGAAATTGGCCTGTCCATCGGCCACTATGCTGGTGTTTCCAGACTCGTTGAGGAGACCCCCAACAGCCGCGATGGAGAAGATACGCTCTCCGAGATGCCGTGACTTGCATTCTTGAAGAAGGCGTTTCTCTTCCAGTGTCTCTACCGCAACTGCCGGATAGCCGCAGTCGAAGTAGTCTTGCAGAATTTCATCAGCTTTCACTTTGTCCTCGCTAGGTGAATGGGATGTTCTTTCTTGTTTCCACACATGCAACGTTGCAAGGTGGAGTCATAGTTGCGTTGATAAGAGTGTGGGTGCAGATGCAGTACATCTACCGGGTGCTTACCACACTTGAGGCACGTCCCGAGTCCAGATGGATCGTAGACGTGAGGCTTAGGACTAGACATAAACCGGACCATGGTGGACTTCGCCTTCTTTGCTCGGCGCAGTCTGCGTGATTCGGTTTGCATCTTCTTTGGCATATTGTTATCTTATCCTAGTCCGATTCATTTGTCAAGGGTAAAGTGTCCTGGTCCCAATTGACAGTTCTACCAAATAAGGGGAACCAGTATAGTAAGGAAAACGGTCTTCCCTCTTTGTATGCTTCGAGAATAGCGGCTGTATGCCACTCGGGCGGATATTCTTCGTCATTCATCTTCACCCCTAAGCTTGTCAATTATGATGTTGAATTCCTCACACCGCTCATCCGGGAAATCTTCACCGCTCTTTGCATACTCCAGGACCTCGATGATTGTAGCAATTTCCCGTGGAGTTAGTTCTTCTTTCATGATTTTCCTCCCGACTTCCAAATCTCACGACAAATAGCAGCACCAACTGTAAGCCAAGCTAAAGCTATTAGCCAAGCAATAACTTCACGATTCATTCGATTCCTCCTCGATACTCTTACGCAGCTCGTAGACATTTGCTGCCAGAAGGCCGGTATCTCCACCGGCTTCTGGATTCTTCGAATCACATAGTAAATCTTCCCAGCCAAGGTCTATGAGTTGGTCATTGACCATCTCAACTTCATCAGGTGTGATAGGTTTGAGCACCTCGAGCAATTTACGCCCGGCATCCACAAAGGCATCGTAAGCTTGTTTCTGTTCGTCGGTCATAGCCCTAACCAATCTATGATGAGTACTGATCCACTTTCACGTTGAGTAACCTTGTAGTTTTCTTCGAGAGATATGATCTGACCAAGGGTATAAGTCACATCATATAGGATTAGGTACCCATCGAGAGTGATGTCATATCCTACTGCGCGAAACTCTGTCTTAAGCCTAGCTGCGTCGTTTACTGCCACGTGTATCCTGTGAGTCATGGCATCAATACGTTCCAGAGATGGTACTGTTGCAGTTGGCATATTTTGCCGTCTCCTTTATATTATTATCTTATGCGATCTCGAATCATTTGTCAAGGGTTAAGATTTGACGCTTGACTCTCCTCGGGAGATTTGAATCACCAACTATACCAGACGGACTCTGTACTGATTCTTTGCCTTCTATAATTTCCATGAGCTTGCGGGATACATCAGCTAATTCGCTTATTGTGTTTGAGAAATCTGATCGTGCTGCTCTCAGCTCGTCATCCCTTTCCCGGTCATTGAAATTACAAATGATCCCGGTAAGGCAGAACAATCCAACAATGACTACGATTGAAACTGCGATTGTTACAACCATGAAATGATCAGGCACGTCCACTCTCCCGGTTACCCACCTTGAAGTGTGATACCAAAACTTTACGGTCTTCCAAGTATTCCTTGGCATGAGAAATAAGGCCGAGAATCTCTTCCTCGGCCTTAGGTATACCAGAGAAGCGTTGTTCCAACTTCTCAAGATCTGACAAAGCAATTGAGATGCGCAGATATTCAGCGCTGGTGCGGGCCATCAGATATCTATCTCCTTATGCTTAAGCCACGCATCATCATCTCTGAATATAACAGCTGATTGATGGTGGTTAGTCATCAGCGTGCGAGTGCCACACTCAGGACAGTAGTTGGGCATTCTAGGATTCACCCAACACAGTAGAGTGTGGCAGCACGGCATCTGGAGCAAACAGAACCTAACCCGCTCATTGAATTGTGCCATCAGTCTGCAATCCTTATGGTATATGAAACCTCGTGTCCCAAGCACCAGATAGTGATTGGGACGGCCAGGTTACGATCGACAAAGACTATGTCAAATTGATCCCCATAGTCGTTCAGGATACCGACTTGGGGAAAAGCAATCTTGATGTCGTCTCTTACGCATTTCTGTCGGCTGTGTAAGGTGAGGGTCATTACTTCTTCTCCCGACGTTCTTTCATGGACTTTACGCGTTTGGCAGTAATTGCTTTCTGTTGCTCGGGAGTTCGCTTAAACCACCAGTTTAGCTTCTTGACCTTTTGTGTTCTGCGATATGGACGGCGAGCCACCGCCACCTTTGCCACGGTCGTACGGTCACCGGTGGTTTCTCCTCGCAGTGTGGGCATATTATCTGGAGCCCCCAGTACCTGCCGGCCCGACGAGGTGAGAAGTAGTGACCCCAACCTGCCGGCAAGTTCATGGAACGGGATGCCGATAGAGTTGGCTGCTGACTCGATTTGGACTTCGAGCCTTCCGTGGAGATACGCGATTTGTAGCTCATGGTTATTTCCTCTCATTATTTTCCACCGTCTTTCTTAAACAACTGGAATAAGATCACCACCAGGATTAACTCGAGAAAGGTGTCACACATAGTTTTTCTCCTACATTTTTATTATAGGAGATCTATATTCATTTGTCAAGGGTAAGGATTATACTGACTTAAAGAAGGTGTGATTCCCTATATCCATAGTCTTTGTAATCTTGGAGAAGTCCCAGGAGGGACTGCAGACTTTAAGATTAGCATATAAAGTAGACCCATTTGTATTGTCGGTAATTGTCCCGTCGAATATACCTTGGGCAACTACCATCGAGTCTAGCCAGCTCTGATCACCATCGTGTGGCCACTTGACCAGCATGGCATCGCCAGGAGCTGTCATACTTGAGAACTGCCATTTACGCTCGATTACATCATCCCATTGATCATCGAGATGAGTAGCTTCCACACGGTTACGAATTACTGACCCGACTGCTATCTTCCCTTCCAACAATTCACCCATTGCTTCTCGCCAAATCACTAAGGCGAGAGCTGCTTTGTACCAATCCTGCATTATCATAGGTTCCTCGTGGGATTCGCGAGGGAGAAGATGCCATCTCCCTCGGATTTGCGGGTGGGAGTTTAGGCGGGATGTGCCTCGAGTAACAGCTGGTGTTCCACGAAGTGAATGGCATCCTGCTTCGTGAATCCTGGGATGTTCTCGTAACGTGCAAGCATACAACCATCGGGGCCAGTTATCACGATGGTGAACAGTTTTTGCAGAGGTCGCACATGGGTAAGAGTTTCACTTTGAAGAGTGACAACCGGAGCTGGGTCGGCAGGCTGTGTATTAGCCTTAAAAAATCGTTTGTTCTGTGCCATCTGATTCCTTCCTGAAACTTATTGCCCCAGTTTCTCCAGGTGCTGAGGCGCCACCTCCTCATTACCGGTCGGAGGCCGTGACCGGCAACAGGAGCTTATTCGAGCTCTTCACCTTCAGAATCGCCGTCTTCCTCGTCGAAGATCTCTTCTTCCTCGTCCTCAACTGGCTCGGGCTCGGGTGCCTTCTTAGACTTTGCCTTCTTCTCCTTGACCGGAGCGTCGCCGGCTTCTGACTTCTTCTTCGCAGCCGCCTCAGCGCGTTCTGCGTCACGAGCAGCCTTCTTCTCCTCGGCGCTCTTGGTGTACTTCTCGTAGCTGACCTTGATGTCATCCAAGAACTGCTTGTCCTTGGGGTCGCTCGGATCCCACTTGTAACGGGTGTAGCCGCTGTCCTGGAAGCGCGGGAGGGTGCGCAGATAACGGCGGAGAATTGTCGGCCTGATGCCGAGCTGCTTGGCGACGTCGCTCGAAGTGGTCATTACCTTTTCGGGTTCTGCTTCCTTCTTTGCGGGTTTTTCAACGACTTCCTCAGCGGGTTTTGCGGCTTTCTTTTTCTTCTCATCACTCATGGGTTAAGATCCTCGGTAAAGCTGTGATTTATGTTACAGATATATCCTATTACAAAGGTTATAACCTTGTCAAGGATAAGTTTACTCAACTACGACGAAGACTTAATCCTGCGGTAGGGCAAAACCTTAGCTGGAGTACCGATGTTTATAACCAAGATCCTCTCGCCGTCACTACTGACAAATAGCATCTCATCCCGATTAGAGATATCTACAAACCTTACTGGAAACCCAAGGAAGAAGCTATGGTCAAAAACCTCGCTATTTGACCTGAACTGTGCAGAAGTGGTTATGATGTTATTGCTCGACAGTATTAGGCCAAATAACTCCTGATGCATCCAAACCTCAAAGTTACGTCGCCCTCGATAGGCTACATAGACTCGTATGTACTTAAGTGCATTCTGAATGCTCATACCTTGGCAGTCTATTGTCATCATGACTTAATCCTTCTGGTCGACGCCGGTAATAGTCCACCCATGAGCTCAGTAGAACTAGGACCTATCTCAACTGAGTTACAACTGACACATATTAACCTGACCAGTGGGTCACCATACTGATACTCTATGGTGAAGTGAGTGTGGCCGCACTGAGTGCAGCGAAGTGTACGCCAGCTCATGACTTAATCCTCCTAGCTGTGGGAACAACTAGCGCCGGTGCGCTCTCAGTCATGCGATACAGGTCTACAGGCAGCTTGCAGTTGTGGCAGAATACTTGTATGAGCTGTCTGTCATGATCCCAGCTCATATAGAATACGTCGCAGGCTAAACACTCGGGACATACTAGCCTCACTTGAACCTCACAAACTTGCCACACTTAACGCACCAGGCAGTGAAGGGTTTACGCACCATATTGAAGTAGAGGCTACCACAGGGGCATGGCAGCTCCTTATAGTACTCAGTCTGGTTCAGATGGGCGACAGAAGAGAGGTCATGGATCTTGGTCATATCCAGATTTACGAACTTACGGTAGTCCTTGCGCTTGAAACGCCATACCCTACCATTACGTAGTATGAGTAAGCTCATATGAACCGCACGATCTTGACACCATTGACCATGATCTCTTCCTCGTCAACTACTGTGTCATCTACTTGCTCATGCTCATCGTCAGGTGCAAGGTCATGCTCAACAGGTGCGGTGCTGAAGTCTACCGTGATGGTGCGGCCGTCTAGGTCAAGCTCTTCTATGTCTTCATTGTCAACGTCAACGATGCGACTCTCCTCAGGCAAGGGCTCGTTAGCCTCAGGATCCTCGATTGCTGCGTTGATATCCATCCAGCTCATGACACGAGCGTCACGATTATACTTAAGCTGAATGTGTGGCATAACCTTCTTAGCCATACGAACAACTTGCTCCGACCAGTTGTGGTCGTCTAACGCCTCGATGAATAGCTGCTGCTCAGGTACAGGCCCAGAGGCAAGGCGATCAGTTAGCCATGTGGTGATACGCTCGTCAATATAGTACCACACCCACACGCCATCATGCTTACGCGAGATGATGCCCAGCTTCGCCTTAGCTACAAGAACTGTGGCACGAGAGTAGCCGTCCATCTCCATAAGTCGCAGGACCTGAGTGTTGCGCATCTCATTGCCGTTGTCTATCAAGATGCCAGTAAGCTTCTGAGCAATAGGACGCCGTAAATACTTCATCTCAGTAAGGTACGGGTTGTACTCCTTAACACGGCGCTGGTGAACTTTCTCAAGAGCCTCAGTAGGTGCATGGAGAGGGAATGTCCACCACCACTTACCGGACTTACGTAAGCTCCTTATGCCAAGAACTTTCTTAGCACGGTTTACAGTCATTACAGCGTGTGTGGCATACAGAGGCTGGAAGGTTGTAGCTGGAAGACGTATATTCTTACCAGCTTGCTCAGAAGCTTGAGTAAACATCTCATAGATGTCTTGCATAAGGCCAGAAGTCTTGCCTTCCTTACGAGGACGTCTAGGTTGTTTAACCTGAGCTTCATTAAGATAGAAGAGCTCAGCTTTCTCACGCAGCTCTTCTTCATTGATCTTGATGTTAGAGAAGATTGTTCTCGGTCTACCAGGCATTGCGGGTGCCTCCCTTATTAACTATAGTATATAAGATTTGCATAGTTATTGTCAAGGTACATTTTTTACCTCTTATACGCAGGTTAACCTAACATGTTAAAACTTTTACCTACCTAAACTTCTTAATGGTAAGATACTAAATAGATATTACTGATATATTTGCTACTTTCTTAATAATAGGTATGGTATATTATTCATAATAAAGTACTTATTTAAGAATACCAGTTAACAGTCTCTAGGTTAACTTGCGTATAAGAGAAAAATGGCAGTTACTTAAACAAGAGTAGGCTTTATTTTGCTTAAGTAAGAGTCTTAATTAAGAAAAAATCGGACTGTATCAGAAATAACTATTTCTAAGGGGATGGTTAAGAAAAAAAGCAAAATAATCATTCTCTGATGAACTTTGTTAAACTAGGCTAAAACTCGAGGGTACCACCGTTTTGTTTACGTCGGAAAGGAGGTTCCAATGAAAGTGAGAAAACCAGATAGAGCTTCAACACAAGACCACCCTCTTGCACCTAGCAGGGTGGTGTGAGTTTATTAAGCTACTTGTTTTAGGATTAAGTCTTCGGCGTGTGGATTTGATTCTTTCAACGCTTCAACTAGAAGCTTAATCGCCTTGTCGTTCGTGTTACGGGCGATATTACGGTCCACCCGGGCTATAAGCTGCAAGACCTCCAACTTGTGTGGGTCGGTGATCAATGCAAGCTTGGCTAATGGAAAGTTAACCATAGGTACACCTCTTATAATTATAATTATAAACTCATGTGATATCTCGTGTCAAGGGTAATGTTAGTGTAAAGCTTTGTTCCGGGAATACGAAGCAAAGAGTGAATGAAAGCTACGGTGAATGATCGAGCGATGAGCTGGACGAACTGTGGGATGAAAGGAGTTTAATACGACAAGTTCTATAGGTAACTGCTTTCTTTCATTCAACCATTGGACGAATCATTCATTCACAGCTATTTTCATCTACTCGATAGTTGATTCATTCGACCATTCAATCAACCATTCATTGGTATGACCAATCAACCATTCATTCCTCTAAAATTTTTTCCTTGACAACCGTATGTCTAATATGGTACTCGCGCGCGCACGTTCCTATATATGTATGGCGATTTTGGTAACCTAAAAGTTGGTTACTAACTAATCATTGACATGGTTACTAAAACTTTGATAAAGTTATTACATGAAAGGAGATGCAATATGACCTTCGGCCTCACGCTCGCATTCGCATTTCTGACCATTGGCCTCGGGTGCACCAGAATAATTTTCTTGAAATAAACTCAAACTTACCCTTGACAGGCGAACCTGCCTTTGGTAAGATCAATACATAACAAATTGAGACGCGGCCTCATTAACCCGCGAGAAGGATACAACCATGACCACGAAGAAAGCAAACACGACCACAACCACCACGCCCGCAACCGAAGCAACCGCCCTCCCGATTCAGACGAAGCACCTCGCCGTTAAATTCGGCATGAAGGCCACCGCGCTCCGCCGGGTCCTGCGCTCCATGCCTGAGTATGCGGATGGCGTCCACACGAACTACCGCTGGGCCGAGAACGACCCCAAGATCAAGACGATCGAGCTTGCAATAGCGAAACTGGCGAAGGACAAGGAAGACCGCGCCATCGCTGCCAAGGCCGCCCTCGAATCGCGCAAGGCGAAGGCGGAGGCCCAAGCTAAGGTGGACGCGCAGCACGCACCCGCCAAAGCCTAGCAACGCCACATATACGGGGGCTCCGGCCTCCGTATATTTTTGCGTACGTACATTCAATACATCAACCCTTCCTCCAGCGGAACGCATCTCCTCTTCATTTTTCCGACGAAACCGGTGTCGGCGAACAGGTCAAGAGGTAGTTTTTAGTCTCTACCCTTAACAAGCTTATATGGCCCATGATAGGATAAAAATATGGATGAGATATACAAAAGGCTTCGTACAGGTGAACGAACAGCAAATATTGGAATCACCTTACAACTGAAGGAAATAGCCAAGAGACTACAGGTTCTCATGGACAGAAGAAAGGCTCTCAAGCAATGAGCCAACTAGACCAAACTCATACTACTGTGATCGTAAGCTGTACAGGAGAATCAAATCGTGAATGTGGGTGATCGGGTAGTTCTATCACGCCCAGACTGGCTGTCACTTGAGGCAGACTTCAAGATTGGGGATAGGGGTACGGTGACTCAAATCAGCAGAACTGACATAATTCAGGTTAAAATGGGCATCCATTCTAGGACATATAACTTCTATCCATTTGAGCTAGACGTGATAGAGGTTCCTTATAGAAGAATAAAGCCTGTTTCTTAACCCTTGACAAACGTTTACGTCTCACGTATCATGTATATATGAGAAGATTAAAACTTTCTTACGTAATCCACATGGAACGGGAGATTTCTTCGCTTAGTCCAGTACTAACTGATGAGCAGCAGAGGGCTCTGGACAGGAAGGTAGTTCAGGAGATCATTGCCAAGAACTTCCCTCAATCCAAACTTCAGGTATACGAGCTCAAAGGAGGGACCAACTGATGGTTACCTATTCCTGCGATGGTTGTGGCAAGAGTGATTTCGTCCTGTTCCTTGTGAAGCATGACAAGGGAGTCTACCTGGGCATCTACAAGTTTGACCCAGTGTACTTAGCACAGAACCCGGGCAAGGCGCACATCTTCTGCTCAATACCTTGCGTGATGAAGTACATTGAGAGCCATATAGGAGAGCTCCATGCCGGCGACAAGTCTGTTCAAGCTTAGGGTCAGGGATATCGATAACCAAACCCTTCATGATATGTTCATCCTCGACGATGACCTTTATAGTGCTCTTGAGAGCTTCAAGATCCTCTACAGAGGTAACTATCGCATCTTGAGTACAGAAGACTGTGGCATAGCGTACTTCCGGGAAAATCACCCTACTATCACACGGAGGATTAAGTAGTGAATGATCCAACTTCAGAGCCTCTCAAGGAAGAAAACAGGCTACTACGGGAGCAACTAGCACAAGCTCGTGGCATGATAAGAATTCTCTGGGAGGTTGGGACTTTCACTCAGAGTGTGGGTAATGCCTTGAGCGAGGATGGGGTTCTGAGAGCCGCATTGCATGAGTGAGCACAGAGACACCTGCGAGTATGAGAATTTCAGACAGTACTTACGTCAGCTTTCACTGGTCATGAGTATGTCATATAATGATCTTCGTAAGGACTGGCTGAATGTTCCTCCATGTACTTGCCACATCACGAGAAGGATTAAGCCATGACCTGCTGTCAGTGCGGTCTCACCTTCAGGATTAACGAATACATATGCTGCTCATGTGGGCACATGTCATGTGATCGATGCGTCATGAAAATACCAGTGGAGCAACCTATGGTCGGGGTTAAAGTGAGAATCATCCAAACTAACTTCGAATCGAGAGATGTCGGAACAATAGTCTCTGGAGATGTCGGTGTAGTATGTGACGAGAGCAATTACCTGATTAGTATCTATATAGATAGGGTAAAGCGTTACTGCACTGTGTACAAGACCGACGTGGAACCTGTGGTTCTCCCATACAGGAGGATCAAGAGTGCCTAACACCGCCATCTTCTGCCACCTCAATCCTGTGGACTATCGTACTATCAGATCTTCTGGTATCCCTATATCCGCGGCAAATGGATTCCAGACATCGGATACCAATCTTGGGTCCTACATAGCCACCTATGTGTCAGAGGTAGGAGCCATCTTAAAACGGCTAGATTGGGTCAATATTAAGATACTAACGAACACTACAGATTGTATAATGCTTATGTGCGACGAATCTCGTATTGAGCCTTCTGTCGTGGACCCGACAAAGAAAAGACGGATTAAAAATTGCCCTTGACAAACTGAGGTACACTGGCATATACTATATGTATGGCCAGATTCGTTCAAGTTGGAGAACACGTCCTCAATCTAGATCGGGTGTCAATAATCCTTAACGAGGCACCAGGCCGCGCAAAGATATACGTCTCAGGATATGACGGGGCTTTTTACTTCACTAAATCTCCGTTGGAGATTATCAACTCCACCCCCATTCTTGAATATCATGATACACCTCAGACACTTAGGAGGATTAAGTGAGCTTCGTGTTGTCTGAAGGCAGGATCCAGGTAAATGAAGTAAGACTGGTAGGCAATAGGATCTGCATAGTTTTCAGTGCCGGTGGAGAAAGCTTCCAAGCTGAGCTTCCACGTCATCTGATAGATCCAATGATCATTACAGCAGCTACGGCTGTTGTAACCTCTAAGATTGAGAAACTTAAGTCTGCTTTGCCGGGCGTGTCGAGTCCCCAGAGGCGTGTTAAAAAGTCTGCTCCAGACGCACACGAACTCGTAAAAGTCGACCTTGGGGATGACGGCGAATGGATCCCGGTTCCCGAGGGAGACGACGAAGATTGATCCGATGCCGGAGTACCGGCTCTCACGTCCACGTGGGTAAACCATAACCTCTAACCAGATAAGGAGAAAGAAAGATGGAAGGCACTATCAAGTGGTTTAACAACGCCAAGGGTTATGGATTTATTGGACGCAAGGACGGCCAAGCCGATGTCTTCGTTCACTACAGCGCCATCAAGAAAGAGGGGTTTAAATCGCTGAAGGAAGGAGACAACGTTACCTTTGATATCACCCAAGGGCGGCAAGGAGCTCAGGCCGACAACGTTGTTAAAGTCAAGTAGCCTGTGGATGAAGCTGTAAACCACCCATTACACTATGGTGGCGATACTCCTTACGAGGTCATCAAAGTCTGTGAAGCTTGGATGTCTCGTGAGGAGTTTATCGGAGCCATGAAGTTCCAAATCTGGAAGTATACTGCTAGAGCCGGTAAGAAGGGTCCAGCAAATCAGGACTATCAGAAAGCTCACTGGTATAACAACTACCTCAATCATTACTTGGAAAGGCATCCTGATGCGGATAGTGGAACCATACGCAAAAGTACTGATGTCTAGAGCTCAAATTCAGGACTCCCTAAACCTGATTGAGTATGCCGGACGTATCAGCCATCGGTCAGAGGAAGATATGACCACCCTAACCTGGACCAAATTCATCAGTTCCGTAGTACTAGGCCATGGAGATTGGTCCATCACTGAACATGCCATCGTTCCTGTAGAGATTCTCACCGATCGTGGCATTACCCATGAGATTGTTCGCCACCGCATTGCCTCCTATACACAAGAAAGCACGCGCTTCGTGAATTATGCGAAGAAGATGCCGCCTAGTTTTCTTTACCCAAAACCAGATGTTAAGTGTCCAGATTGTATTGCCAACCAACAGCCAAAGAAATTCACTGACGGTTGGTTCCATACCCATGGTTTAATGGGACAGAGTAAATGTACCTATGATCGCGACTGGCTGGATCAGATTGACTCAGCCGAAGAATGCTACAAAAAGCTGCTGGCAAAAGGCTGGAGGCCACAAGAGGCAAGGTCGATCTTCCCCAACGGCCTGGCAAGTAAGATCATCTGTACCTACAACCTTCGCACTTGGCGTCATATCTTCATCATGAGGACAACTAAGGAAGCTCATCCCCAGATGAAGGAAGTAATGATTCCACTGCTTCAGGAATTCAAGAACAACATCCCGCTTCTCTATGACGATATCCTTCCAGATAGCCGCCAAATCGACAACCTTAAACTCCCGCAATGAGGTGAAACAATGGGAATCGCTCCCGCATATGCTCTAAATGCTGAGACTGAGCAAGAGGGTCAACAAAGAAACGCCGTTGCAAGTCAAAGATTGAATGATGTGATAAATCAACGGGGTGAAACAAGGGGACTAAGTCCCAAATCCAATCCACAAGAGATTAAGCCAATAACCTATATTCTTCACATGAAGGCCGGAGGTAGGTTAACTGTCAGAGCCGAGCACGTGGAATATGACAACCGGGTTGGTCTCCTAACCTTCTATCAAGCCACCACTTACCGACCTGTGGCATATATACCCATGGATCTGGTATCAATGGTAACTTGTGAAGATTTCTGCACCATTTCGTCCGATGTTGAAAGGCGCATTAAGTGAAGTTCTCCAACGATGAGCTGACGGTCCTCGAAAGAGTCCTGGAGTATACTTCCATGGATGAGGACGTCAGCGATCGTTTATATAACAAGTTTGCAAAGATTGTAGAACGTGTAGCTCTAGATATTAAGGACAGTGCTGCTCTTCCAACCCAGAGGCGAATGAGGTCTTTACCCTTGACAAAAGATTGACCATAGTTTAATATATAAATATGGATAAATCTGTTATCTGGAGAGGTAAATGATCAGAGTGAACCACTTCTGTGAGATTTGTAATGAGGAGAGAAAACCCTCGAACGGCTGGGTAATGGCCCGAGTTGGAAAGCTCAACTCCACTTCAATAAATCAAATAACCTTCATGCCTTGGGATATGAAGAAAGAGAAGGACAAGCATATAAAACACCTATGCGGGTCTGACTGCCAATCCAAATTCCTCCTCAGAATTACAAGTAACTGGACTTCCACTCACACGGAGTAGTCGGAGAACTTCCCTTGTTCAACATTTTTGGTAGGTTGCAGTGGTGGAAGAAGACTCGCGGTATGTCGAAGGGCGAAAAAATCATCTTTGCTCAAATGGAGCTTAGAGAATTTGTCCTTCAACTGAAAGAAGAATTCAAAAATGAGCCACAATCTAGAGAGATGATTGAGGCTTTCAAACAGATCGATGCAGTTGTTCTTGATATGTGCGGAGAAGACCAATGTTCGAAGGAGACTTAGATCTTCTTAACTATGTGGCTTTAAGGCAGAGCCCATTAAATGAGATTGGATGCTGTTTTAAACGGGACAATGCAGGTATGGGCCACTCGGAATTTTACAAGTTCGGCCCATACCTGTTGGCCGTACCAGTCTACCACCTGACCGAAAAACTCGAATACGTCAGAATAGAGCTTTTGTGCGTCGGAGTTGGCATGGATGAGGTCCAAGTTGATATGGCCATTAAAGAAATGGCTATCATGATTGTCAGGAAAAGGAATATAAAACTACCTAGAGTAAGACGAATAAAGTCAATGGGTTAGATTGTACCTCAATAAACATTTTCCTTGACATAAATTCCGTAATGTATTATAGTCAAAATGTCTCTTGCTAACCTTCTATAGAGGTTAAGCATACGAATTCACCGACATCTGGTGTATATGGCTCAAAAGTTGATGGCAGCAGGAAAGCAGAGGGCGATACCCGCCTATTACTCTGGTCAGATCACTAGTGGGGCTCCTAACCACTATGAGACCATCGAAGAGGCCAGACGTCTGAAATCCTGTGGTAAGGCCAGCTCTATCAACCGGGGTAAAGCCATCCTGATTAAAGGACCTAGAAAGAAATCTGAAAGCCGTAGAGAATCCGTCAAAAGTGCTTGGAAGGTAGTTGGTCAAACTTCCAAAAAGATGCCCGACGGACCAGGCTACCCTCACTACTCCTCTGTGGGGAAATAAACCGGAGATTAGAATTTGCCGAGAAAAGCTGCAAAAATCGGGGGAAGCACCGGTATAACTTCCAGTGCTCGTAGTGCTATTGAAAAGCTTCCTTCATACAAACGTACATTTGTGAAAGCCCGTGCCGAAGGCAAGACAATACGGGCTTCTGCCGCTGAGGCAGGATACGGCGCCCCTGCTGGGTCCCGCTGGGAAAAAGAGCAGGATGTACAAAAAGCTTATCGCGAGCTGATGCAGAAGGCAATTCCCGCCGAGAAGCTGGTTCGGTTGATTAAAGGCGGATGTGAAGCAAAGATGCCTATGTTCGATGCCAAAGGTAAGAAGGTAAGTGAGAGGGCTGATTGGAAAACTCGTCGTCCTTACATTGAAATGGCTTCCGAACAGGCTGGATATTTCGAGAGAAAGAATGCTGCCGGCTCTGGCGGCACTGCGATCACCTTTGTGGTGAATCACATTGGTCAGGGAACTAAGACTGTCAAAACAATTGAAGCTTCAACCTCGAATGATGAACCACTGGTGATCAATGGCTGAGATAAACGTTTCCCTAAAGCTACAGCCAAAGCAGTCTGAACTCTTTGAGCTGTGCGAAAATTCAGCCTATAATATGATAGGCTATGGTGGAAGTCGAGGAGGCGGCAAGAGTGGTGCCCTGAGGCGTATAATGCTGCTCCGCAGACTTTCCCATCCAGGCACTACCGGTCTGATATTCCGCCGCGTCTACGACGACCTTAAGAGAAACCACATTGACAAGTTCTTCGAAGAGTTTCCAGAGCTCTTCAAATTCTATAGATCCACAGATCACGAATTGATCCTCCCACCTGTGGGTAATAATCCTCCCTCCCGGATCGTCTTTGGCTACGCCGAGACTCTTCAAGAAGTAAAAAGAAAGTTCCATGGCGTTGAGTACATGGATATGTTCTTGGATCAGGCTGAGCAGCTTACCGAGGAAGAGATTAAGGTGATGCGTACAGCCTGCCGCTGGCCTGGTGTTGGACGCCACCAATGCAAAACCGTGCTTTTCTTCAATCCCGGTGGCATTGGAATCATGTACCTGAAGAGAATTTTCAGGGATGAGAAGTTCAACGAGAAGGAAAGAAGCTCAGACTATAGGTTTATTCAAGCTTATGGCTGGGATAACGTTGAATGGGTTCGCTCTGCACTAATTGAGAACGGCTTAACTGAGGATGACTTCTACACGTGGGATAATGATACCAGGTTCAAATACTTTATTGAGGAGTCACAGTACGGCCGAGAGCTCGATGCCTTACCCCAAGCCTTGAGAATTGGCTACTTGATGGGGTCATTTGACACCTTTGCTGGCCAATACTTCGACATATGGGACGAAGATAAGCAGACCATCCCATACTCTGATCTTCAGATTAAACCCTACCACCCCAAATGGATCTCTATTGACTGGGGCTATCACCATGATTCCGCAGTTTACTGGTGGGCTCAAGATGATCGGGTGACCAAAACTTACCGTGAGCTTGTGAAATCTGGTATAGGTCCTAAGGCGTTAGCTCAAGAGATCATCGATCAGTGTAAAATGTTCGATGGCGAGGAAGTAAATAGCATCGACGCCATCTATATCAGTCCTGACACCCGCGCCAAGAGAACAAATGAGGATACTATCCTCGATCAGATGGCTGCAGTCTTTGTAGCAGCTGGTCTTCCCCGCCCTAGAATAGCAAATGATGACCGTGTTTCAGGTTTCATGCTCATGCATGAGATGTTAAACTACGGTATATGGAAGATTGGACGCAATTGCCAGCGTTTAATCCAAAATCTTCCACTTTTCAGCCGAGACGAGAAGGATCCTGAGGACTGTGTTAAATTTGTGGGCGATGATCCAGGTGATTCGGCGCGGTATGGGCTGAGATCACGCTTTGGAGCTCGTGAAGTCCCCAAAAAAGTTCAATTCGAAGGCTTTATGAACTCGATAAAGGCTAAATTCGGTAAAGCACCCGATTTAGGTGCTATGCACACCTCTATGCACCTAAGCCATCTCAAGTTTGAAGAGGATTGGAAGAAGAAACATCAGCCAATTCGGAGAATTAGGAACTGGAGACGTCCCGCATGAGGTTCTTTAGGTACACTGCCCTGCTCGAAAGCCTTAACCGCGATATACGGAAAGAGAATGTTGTCCTGATGAACAGGATTAACTCTCTTGAAGCTCGAAATCAGGAGCTTGTTCTTGCATTATTCAACAAGATCGGAATAAAAGTTCCAGACAAGCCTGAAATCAAGCCTCACAAGATTGATAAGACGGACACTTCAGCATCCTGCAGCTGTGGGTGGAAGGCCGTTCTTGACGATCCGGTGGAGTTACAGCAGAAGATCTCTGAGCACTACCGGCAAGGAGTCGCCCCGCTTGGAAGAACAACCAGCTGGTCGTCTGCCCGTAAAGTACTTGAAACCCTAGGAGAGGATGAGAAACATGCAAATTAATGATAACGTTCTTTACACCGAAAACGGCGTTGGATACGTTGCTACAGTTCTCGAAATTCGGGAATTCGATCATCACATGGGGGAGAATGGCGAGCCTCTCCTTCACCTCGGTTTCTTCAAGCCAGTTATGAAGGCCGATGCCACTGGTAAGATGGTCCGTAAGGCAATTGTGGGGACTCACGAGCAGTTTGACCTGGTTCAGTTCCGCTTGGACGTGGTTCACGATTCCCACTCATTCGGTGAGGAAGCACAGAAAAATGGTTTTAGCGGAGTCTATCCTGGTGGGCGCTGGCAGTATATCACTTTTGAGGCTGCACCTCCGGTAGTGGATCAAGAGTCGATTGATGAAACACCGGCTGAGGAAATTCCGGCCGAAGGAACGACCCCGAAAAAGAAGAAGAAATCGGTCGTTCAGTAATACGAATCTAGCACATAAGGAGGGCAAGGATGCCCACTTTCTCCGATGGAAAAGGCGGCTCTAAGTTTCATATGAATCCTCAGATGGGAAAACACCTCAATGGGGAGGAACAGAAACCTAGAGGTGGTGAGCAAGAAGCCGATAACGGTGATTCAGACCTGGTTCTCAGTAAACATGGAGACGGTAGTTATCACACCGCCACATCCAACGGTGAAAACAGGACTGAACACCCTTCACTTGGACACGCAATGGTTCATATGTCCAATCACATGGAACCGGCAAAGCATGTACACATTCACTCTGAAGCCGGTGTCCACCACACTCACAAGATTGATGAGAGTGGCAATCACGAAGAGCATGATCATCAGAACATCGATGAACTGCAACAGGATCTCGGTCAATTCTTCAATGAAGAAAAGAGCGAGGGTTCTGGTTCATACGGAAGCAAGAAACCTGACGGCGGAGCCCACGATTACTCCAATGTCTCAGACCTGATGTCCTAGGGCCTTAACCCTGGACCTTCTCGAGGAGAAGAAATGAAGAAACTTCTGGGAATTATCCTGGTGGCCCTTGCCACTCTGAGTCTGCCAGTTCTTGGGCAGTCGACTCCGCCTTCCTCAACCTATGAAAACGGAACCTTCTTCAGCCCCAACTACAACTATGGGGTTGTATCGTCTATTCCTCCGCTTCGGGTTGTGACGGGCACTACCTCAACTGGTGTGGGAACCATCACTCTTCAGTATGGCTACTTCACCACTCAGGATGGCCGACTGGTTGCGCCGTTCACCGGTATCAATACCACAAACGGTATGGCGATTCCGTCTATCACGATTGATAGCGGAGCAAACCAAGAAACTGTGACGCCGTCTTCAGTCAGCTGCGCGACTCCGCAGGTGATTGCGACTTGTCAGGTTACTGCGACCTTTGCCAATATTCACTACGGTGGTGCACTCGTTCAGTCCGGCGACTCCGGTATTCAAGAAGCCATTAACGACGCGTCATTGACTGGCGGCGGCGCCGTATACTGGGTGATTGACTCGGGTCCTCTGACTCTCTCAACCTCGGGTGCTAATACCAACGTAAGCTCCACGAAGATTCCGACACGATCGACAGTAACTGGGGCATCTCTCCTCGTGACTACTACCATCGGTACTTGCGCTGGCGGGTGGTCTCTTGGATTTACCTCAGGTACTGAGTTTACTGCGGCCAATACAACTCTGACTGCAGGAACTACTACAGATTCCTCGACTCTGGCAACTCCTTACGCTTTCAATGCGACTGCGGCAGTTCCTGTGGTGCACTGTACCACTTCAAATGCCAGCGCCGGTAAGGTACATGCTAGGGTGTGGGGACTCAAGATCGCCGCTCCGGCGAGCTAGGTTGTAAACCGTCACCTCGTTTTCAGGGCACTCATTCAAATTTGGGTGCCCTTCTTTTCTCAGAGGTCATTATGCCCTGGAATGAAGTAATGAACAAATGGAAATCCGGTGATCTTAAATCCGGAGGCAATGGGAAGCCAGTAAAGTCCCAGCGCCAAGCCATTGCCATTATGCTCTCTGAAAAAAGAAAAGCTGAAGGTGGAAATACCGAGTACAAAGCCTCTGGAATCCACCATCCGGGAACTCTAAAAAGAGCTTTAAGAAGGATTAAATCCTGATGCCCCCCATCGATCAAAATGAAGATCTTGAGTTAGATCAACAGACGACGGATAACACCGAGTCTGATGGTACTGAGGCAGCAGAGTCTGATCCTTTGGATCTTTTCAAAGGTGATGTAGAGGCCCAGAATGCCATTAAGGATGCCTGTAAGCATTTTATCGGGTTGGATCAATGGGTTCGCCGTCAAGAAGTTATTGAAGCCAGAAGGCAGAGATTCTATTGGAGGAATGATCAGTATATCTACTGGAAGAATGATGCCGTCGGATTCATTCCAGCTGTATCTGGTCAAACCGTAAACGCGGGAAATGACCAGGTCACCGTAGGGAGATACATTGATGTTTATAATATCTATACTCCCTACGGTGAATCAATCCTGTCAACTTTGATTCAGAACCCCCCCGGAGTTAACTGGCAGCCAGTACATGAGGATCAGCCCAAGGACGTAATTTCATCAAAGGTTGCCGAGAAATATCAGCAGAAGATTGAGAAGGACAACGACCGTAAAGGTCTTCAGTCCACAGTTAGCAGGTTCTTCTATACCGATGGTCGTACTATACTCCAGGTTCGTAGGACCAAGGATGGAATCAATAAGATTACTGCGCATGGAGTCCTTGAGACTAAGGTGACTCCGATAACTGCTTCTTGCCAAGAAGACCTAATTCACGTAGTAATCGCCGAAGAAATTGACGTCTATCAGGCCAAATCTGATCATCCTGAATACAAGGAAAAGATAAAGGACAAGCTTAGTGCTCTCGGAGAGTCTGCATATGAAAGAATCGCCCGTCTTGGGGTTCTTCAGGGCACAAGGCTCCTTATGCAAGCCGGTGATGCCTTTGCTCACATGATCACTCGCCAGACTTGTTATCTACGTCCATCGGCCTACGAGAAAATCGACGAGAAATTCAGGGAGGAAGTAAAATCTAAGTGCCCAGACGGCCTCAAGGTAATCTTCTGTGGAGGCGAATACTGTGGAGCTGAGTCTATTGCCATGGATGATGCCATTACCATTGGATTCCCAGGTCCTGGGGATGGAATGAGCCGTCCTAGCCTCGGCAAGCGGGTAGTTCCACTTCAGGATGTGTTCAATGATGAGATCAATCTTTGGCATGAAGCCCATGACTACTGTGTTCCTACTCTCTTTATGTATTCTGAGACTGGTGACACTACAGCCATCAATGAACAGATCTCCCAGCCCGGAAACGTGGTTCCATTCACTAGTTTACCACCAGGAGCTTCCTCGGCTGAATCCGCTTTCTATGCGGCAGTCCTAGAAGGAATTCCGGCAACTCTACCTCAGTTCATTCAATTCGTTCAAGGCCCGCTAGCCCAGTTCGTATCTGGAGCTTTCCCCGCGCTATTCGGTGGAGATACCGGAGACAACGACACTGCAAAGGGCATCGCCATACAGCGCGATCAGGCAATGGGTAGGATGGGTCTCCCGTGGACTGCTTTACAGCGACTTTTTGCCGGAGCCTATACCAACGCTGTTAAATCAGAGATTCGGTATAGCACTGATGAGAACTTTACCTATTCCTTTATGGATAAGACAGGAAAGGTGATTCCTCAGAAGATCTCCATTGAAGATCTTAAGGGTGGAAAATGCGTTTGTGTCGCCGATACCGATGCTTCATTCCCTGAGAGTACCAATTCAAAGAGGCAAGCTTATCAGATGCTCATGGCAGCTTCTGAGAGGAACCCAATTCTGGCTCAGGTTATGGCAGATCCAAACAACCAGGAGTACGGTCATGAAGTTCTCGGTCTTCCTGAGCTTTTGGTTCCCGGAGCTGAGTCAAGGAACAAACAGCTGATTGAAATTGCTCAGCTGCTACAGGAATCCCCGACACCTCCAACCATGCAGGAATTGCAGGCTGCTGCCATGCAGGATCCTCAGTTGCTTCAGGCAATGGCCGAGTGGGAAAAGAATAAGACAGCCCCAGATGGGACTACAATTCCTCCCCCTATACCTCCTGAGCTTTATAAACCGAGCATTCCTATCGACCCAGCTTTCGACAACAACCCTGTGGAATTCCAGACTGTTGCTGACTGGCTCAACTCCGAGGACAGGCGCCGGGAGGAAGAGGAAAACAACAACAAAAAGGGAGTTCTCAATGTAAGGCTTCACGGCCTAGCCCATAAAGCCGCCATCCCGCCTCCACCACCCCCAGAGCCCGTAAAATCTGGGAAACCAGGACCTCAAGCCGCAGCCCAAGTTTTGAACGCGGCCCCAGCCGCTCAATAAGGAGATAAGATGCTTATCCAGATTCTACACCATTTGTTCCCACTAGCTATCCTCGCAGGTACCGTAATGACGGATCTCGGAGGTGGAGCTGCCGACGCAATTATCAACTCCGACCCAGGGACTGACGGCGGAGAGTCATCCACCGACGATACCGATACCGACGGTGGAGAAGGCGGCGAATCTACCGAAGAATCGGAAGCACAGCCTGGTTCTGGTAAGCCGGAGTCCAAGGAAGGTACGGTAGATTGGAAAACAGTACCGGCCGAGGTAAAGGCTCACATTCAGGAGATTGCCAAGGCCAATCCCAAGCTGGCAAATCAACTCCAGAATGCCGTTTATACGGCGAACAACTTCCTGAAAGAAGTACCGGGCGGCTTGAAAGAAATCCGTGCCATGAAGTCCGAGATTGAGAATCTTGGAGGCATCGAGGAGATTCGTCAGCTCAATACCACTCACAAGGCACTTGTGGAGGAGCAGGAAGCACTCGACAACAAAGCCCGTTCTGGTGACCCGGACATTGTCAACAATCTTGTGGAGATTGCCGGCAACGAAGGCTTCTCAAAGCTCATGCCTCATACCCTGTCGAAGTGGGCAAACATGGATCCACAGGGTTACTCCCATGAGATGAGCAAGATCATGGTTAACGCCATGCGCGACGGTGGCATGGTCGCAAATCTGAATCTTGCGTTCAAGATGCTCAAGCTCGGTACTCCCGAGGCAATCAAGGAAGCTACCGACTGCCTCAACCAAGCTGCTCTTTGGGCCAACGATGTCAATAAGATCGCTAACACAGCTCCTGAGCGCCCGAAGGTAGACCCGAACATCGCTTCTGAGCAAGCGAAGATCGACGCTCAGAAAACCCAGCTTTTCAATCAAGAATTTGCATCGAGCTTCGGTCGCTGGAGGTCAGCTGAAATCACCCGTGAGATTACCCAGATCACTGGTGGAAAGGCTCTCAATGACTACCAGATGCAGACTCTGACTCAGAGGGTGATCGATGATATGAAGTCGATTCTCACCTCCGACAACGAGTATATGAAGAACTTGGACAGGTACTACAACGCCCGGGATATGAACGATCTTCTCAAGTTCTCCAAGTCTCGGACCTCCAAGATCCTTTCAGAAGTTACCAAGAAGGCATATCGCTCTCTATTCACCAATCCTGGTGCAAAGAAGGTTTCAAAGGTCACCACGCCCACAGACAAGAATGCTGCACCTGTTAAGAATACTCCCGTGGTACAGGGGTGGGCTAAGGTGGAGGCTTCGAAAGCTCCCAAGCCAGATGAGATTGACTCGAAGAGAACTACCTTTGAGATGAAGTTCCGTAAGCAGGCTATCCTGAAGAATGGGAAGAAAGTTTACTGGGGCGCTCACACGCCTGCATAAGGAGTTCCAATGCCTCGAGAGAAGTGGAGAGTTTTGTCTAATCCGTCCGGGCCAGAGAAAAGAGCTCAGCGCATTGAAATCGAGTGCGTTGAAGCCCCAGACGGGAAGTCTGACGGTTACATCGTATGCGTAACCCCTAAGAACAAAGATTCCAAGCCAGGAAAGGAATCTAAGGGTTATACCTACATGAATCCGATCAAAAGGGTCTTTGCCGACGACAAAGGCGTAATTGACTATTTAACTGAAATTCTGTAGTCAATTTCTCGCCATATACAGGGCCGGCATTGAATTTTTGAGACTGGCTATGATATTACATACCATGGCCCGTTTCAAGTAAACCTAGGATAACCTAGGCCAGTACGTTGAATTAGCCTGTACTTAGGCAGGAAACGGCACTCCTTTCAGCCGGGTTTCACAAACTTACAGCCCAAAAAGCATACGGATAATCATTCCGGGAAACAGAATCCGAAACCCTTAAACTACGGGACAGGGCCCGGGGAAACTGTTTTGAATTGAGATTGGGCGAGTCCAAATTGAGAGAATCCCAATGTCAGTAGCCAATGTAGCTCAGGCAATCGGTATCATGCACGAACAGGTACGGCCTGAACTTCCTCGTCTTTATCAGCAGGACTACACGGCGTGGGGTCGCATCAAGAGCAGGACGGACATTGTTGTTGTCTCGTCCCGCCCGACTCGCGTCCCACTCCGTCTGCTGGCGGGTGGCAAATTTAGGGTAGGATCTCCGGATGGTCAAGACATCGGCCTCGGTTCGTCCTTCACTACAGATGCCATGACTCTGGTTCCCGTGTATTTCTTCCACGCGAGCCAATACACCAAGGCAACAGAAATCAACACCAATTCTGATGAGAAGGCGATTGAAGACTACGCCATGCTCACCATGAAAGACGCCATGGAACAGTTCAACGTTTGCATGGAGTCGGTGTTGCAGGGCGATGGGTCCAACACCCTGGATACGATCGTCTCACTCTCCAATGGCAATACGACCATCACGGTCAACAATGCCAACTGGTTTGTGGACAACCAGGATATTGACTTCTGGACTGCTTTGGGAGGCAACTTCCTCGGCACCGGAACCATCCTGTCTGTGGATGGCCCCAATAACCAGATCAACATGCAGGGCGCTGTACCCGCTGGAGCAGTCGCCGGAACGCTTCTGCTCGTGAGCGGTTCTGCCGGTATTGCGAACTCCGGGCTCTTCGGAATCAAGTATTGGCAGGTTTCGTCCAATACGGGTTCTGTGGC